ATTTTAAGCCTGTCCTTATTGCAGTCGGTCTTGTAGCAGCGGCAGCCTTCTTGCCTATGACCACAGCTATCGCCGGAGCAATCTTCTTGCTGGGAACTTTAAACAAAGCACTAGACGCACAAACTTTTGGCAAAGGCATAATCCCTAAGGGCATGGGTAACGTCTCCATGACTGTTTCTGGTCAGGTTGATAACACTGTCCTAAAGACTCAGACTAAGGTTACAAAGCTCACAAAAGAGCAGGCAGCGGCACAAGCTAAGATCCTTAAAGATAAGAAACTCACGGCAGCAATCGACAAGGCTAACCTTGCACTTGGTAAGGGTGAGACTCTCTTTGATATGGATAAGATCCAATTGAATGCCGCTCTTATTAATCAGGCGGATCTATTGGGCAAGACAACTAATTCAGCACAAATCTTACAAATTGCTAATGACACTGCACGTTTGAATGTTAAGCGTTCAATCCTTGCATTAGAGGAAGCTATTGCTTCTAAGGACGAAGCAGCCATCACAGCTGCAACGGCTAAACTTAATGAAGATTTAAAAATTCTTGGCGCGCTTACTGGCCAAAAAGTAACTATGGTTATGATTCAATCAATTCTAGAAGGCTTAAAACCAAAAGAATTAATTGATCAAGAAAACTTAGATATAGCTTTACGCAAGATTAAAGACATCATGGATTTGCTTAACAAAAGTCAAACTCAATCTATGGCTAAAGTACCAACAAGCGGATCATTAGGTTCAGGTATTCCAGTGGGAGATTATATTGCCCCTATTAGCAAGGAAGTAGCTGCTCAGGGATCTATCTCAGCAATCCTAGAATATGCAGATGCAGCTTCAGCTCGCGCTAATGCTTTTGCAGACTTGCTAGATATGCAGTCAGAGCAGGATCTAAAGGATCTAATCGCTTACCAGAGATCAGTGGGCGATCTTGGTGGATACAGCCCTAACATGAACCGAGGCGCAGGTTATGGCGCGAGCGGTTTGAACATTACTAATAACTTTAGCGGCATCGCTGGAGATCCGGAAACACTTGCTAGAACCTTAGAAGATGTGATCCGTCAGTCATATCAGCGAGGAACTAGTTCTACAGGACTTCTTGCAGTATGACATGGCTTCCCGAATGGCGGATTACAGTAGGCACTACTGTCTATACAAATGTAACCTCAGTTAATGTCACTATCGGTCGAATCGACATCGATCGTCAATGTCAAGCAGGTTATGCTCGCATGGACATTATCAATTCAAGTAATGATCTTTTTGACATAGATGTTACAGATATTCTCAGCCTAGAACTAAAAGATAGCACTGGTACATATGTGCCTGTATTTGGCGGCACTGTCTCAGACTTTACGACTTCTGTCAGAACTCCAGAAGAGACAGGCTTTGTGACGCTTGGCACAATCCTTGCAGTGGGTGCTCTGGCTAAACTGCCTAAAGCCATTTATACAGCAGCAGTAGCTCATAATCTTGATGGTGAACAAATCTCCATTATTCTTGCAGATCTATTGGTCAATCAGTGGCAGGAAGTAGCACCTTCCCTTCAATGGGTTAATTACCTTCCAGCGACTACTACATGGGCTAATGCAGAAAATGTAGGCTTAGGCGAGATTGATGCTGGTCTATATGAGATGGATAACCTTGCAGCGGATACTCGCAACACTCAAACCTTAGTCCAGCAGATAGCAGACAGCGCACTTGGAAATCTATACGAGGATAAACAGGGGCGGATCGGGTATGCGGACGCGGATCATAGAAGCAATTACCTAGCTGCTAATGGATCGACTCAGTTGGACGCTAAATACGCAACCCCTGCCAGCGTCAAATCCATCCTACAGATTGGCAAGATTCGTAACAGCGAAATCGTGCGATATGGCAACGATTACGGCAGCACATATTCAGCCACAGACGATGCTTCAATTTCTACCTACGGACGCTATCAAAGAACATTTGACTCTAACATCCGGCACACAGCCGACATCGAGGACATTATCGAAAGAGATCTGGCCTTGCGTTCGACCCCTAGAACACAACTGGATCAGATTACTTTTAGACTTGACAATCCAAACATGCCATCTACTCAACTGGATGACCTGATTAACCTGTTTTTTGGAGAGCCGGTAGTTATTACTAACCTGCCATTCAATATGTTCGAAGGGTACTTCTCAGGCTTTGTAGAGGGCATCGCAATGAGGGCAACGCCTACTTTTGTGGACATGACTATTTATGTCTCACCAACAGACTTCTCTCTTATAGCCCCGACATGGGCAACAGTACTTCCAACTAACACCATCTGGAGTGGCGTAAATGGTACACTACAGTGGTCTAAAGCGATCGGAGCTCTAACCTAATGGCAACAACAACCCCTAATTTTGGTTGGGCAGTACCAACCAGTACTGACCTAGTCAAGGATGGCGCAGTAGCCATTGAGACACTAGGCGACTCTATTGATGCTTCACTGGTCGATTTAAAGGGTGGCACTACTGGTCAAGTCCTTGCTAAAGCATCTAACACGGACATGGACTTTACATGGGTAACCGATGCAGCAGGTGACATCACAGGTGTTACTGCGGGTACAGGTATCTCAGGCGGTGGCACTTCTGGCACTGTCACAGTAACTAACTCAATGGCAACTGCTATTGATGCTAAAGGCGATCTTATTGGTGGTACAGGTGCAGATGCTTTTGCTCGTCTTGCAGTAGGTGCTAATGGAACTGTATTAACAGCCGATAGCGCAGAAACCACAGGAATGAAATGGGCAACTGCAGCTTCTGGCGGCGGTTATACGTTAATTACGGACGTTCAATTGAGCGGTTCAACTGGTTATTCATTCAGTTCAATTCCAAATAGTTACAAACATTTAGTTTTAACTTGGACAGGATTGCAACAAAGTGCAATTAGCACGGAATTTACATTGCGATTTAACGCGAGCAGCGGTTCTGATTATTTTTGGCATCAACAGTATCAAGAAACAGGAAGCGCATCAAGTGTAAATTCAGCCCCAGAAAACAAAGCTGGAGACACGATGTTCGGTGTTCATAATACGAGTGCAAGCGGTCAATTTGCCGCACGCGGTCAAATTATTATTTATGATTATGCAAGCACAACTCGAACAAAATACTATCAAGCGACTTATGGCTATTATTCAACCAACAATTCACGCACCAATTTCTTCACAATCTATGGTGCTTGGAATTCAACCAACGCAATCAGCAGCCTTGACGTGACAAGAATTTCAGGCACGGCAACACTAAGCAATCAAACAAACACTTCAATGCGACTTTACGGGGTATCATAATGAAAACAATTCTTAATCTTGAAACTGGCGAAATAATTGAACGCGAATTGACTCCCCAAGAATTACATCAGCAAGGACTTGATGAAGAAATTGCAACAATAAAAATGGCGGAAAAAGCGGAAAAAGAAGTGGCACGCGATGCAGCAATTACTAAGCTCGCGGCACTTGGTTTGACAACGGACGATCTAAAGGCACTCGGATTATAAGTGAAGCCCAAACTTTCTAAAGCTGCTATCCAGTTAAGAGAGCAGATTGATGACTCGTTCCCAGAGCGTGATCGTTCGTCTGATGGTTGGATCGCCGATACAAGGCACATGCGTTCTGGCAAGCCTTCTGATCATATCCCTGATAAAGGAATCGTACGTGCTATCGACATCGATGCTGATCTATCGGGTAGATCAAAACCAGAAATTATGCCCGATCTTGCAGATGAGATTCGAGCCTATGCAAAACGTGATTCTAAAAAAAGGATTTCGTACATCATTTTCAACGGCAAGATTGCTTCTCCCATCCTCGGATGGAAATGGCGAAAATACACAGGGGCTAATAAACACACCAAGCACGTTCATATCAGCTTTACGAAGAAGGCTGATGAAGATGGTGCTTTTTATCAGATACCTATGATAGGCGGAAACAATGAACGAATTAAAGAAGATGTCCGGATCTTGGATAAGAGCTTTCCTTGCGGCTGTAATCACACTTGCGGCATCGGGAGTGACTGATCCTAAAGCTCTAATTTATGCAGGTGGAGCAGCAATCCTTCCACCTGTATTGCGCTGGTTGAATCCTAAAGACGAGTCATACGGCATGGTCGAGTAGTGACACAGGCAGATTTCTTTACTCTTTACATAGCCACTATCGCTGCACTAGGTGGCTTGTCAGGTTACGTCATTACTCATCTATTGTCAGAGATCAAAAGACTCAACACGCGAGTCGATGAGATCTATAACATCTTGCTTGACAGGTAACATTCTGCTATGGCAAGAAAACCTACCAAACAGTTAGAAGAGCAAGGTTACTCAAAGCTAGATGCGTATTGCATCGGGCTGCATGAATACTGGAAGTCTTTACGCAAGGCAGGTTTTAGTGAGGGCATTGCACTGTTCATGATTACAGATGTTCCCTCTTATCCGCGTTGGATCTTGCCTGATCCAGTTGAGCCAGAGAAACTCAGCGATTACGAAGATGAGGATGATGACTAAACGCAGATACTTGGTGATTTCGGATCTACAGATTCCATATCATCATGAGCAAGCTGTAAGAAATCTAATCAAGTTAGTTAAGCGTGAGAAGTTTGATCTCGTTTTAAATACCGGCGATGAGCTGGATATGCAATCTCAAAGCAAGTGGGCTAAAGGCACTCATTTAGAGTACGAAGGGCAATTAGACCATGATCGAAGTGTCGCTCAAAACATCCTCTGGGATCTCGGTACTACCGACATCACTAGATCCAACCACACCGATCGTCTATACCACACTCTCGTTAGGGGAGCTCCTAGTCTCATCGGACTTCCAGAGCTCGAATACTCCCGTTTTATGGGTTTCTCCGACATGGGGATACGTTTTCACAAAAAGCCATTTGAATTCCACAAAGGCTGGGTCTTAGTCCACGGAGATGAAGGATCGATGAATAGCAACGCCGGACTCACAGCTCTCGGATTAGCTAAGAAGTTCGGTAAATCCGTGGTCTGCGGACACACGCACAGAGCAGGCATCAGTGCCTATACAGAGGGCTTAGGAAGCCAATACAGGACTTTATGGGGCTTAGAGGCAGGAAATGTCATGGACAAGAAGAAAGCGTCTTATTTAAAGGCTGGCAGTGCTAATTGGCAGATGAGCGTGGCAGTCATCGAAACACACGGAGATCGAGTTAGTCCATTCTTAGTGCCTATTAATAAGGACGGATCTTTTACTCTTTACGGCAGACTCTACGCCTAGAAATCGTTATCGTTTCGTTATCTAAATATGCTTGACCGAGCTATACAGGCGTGAGATTCTAATTCTGTAAGCGATCAAGGGCATCGCTACAGATAGGTACAAAATGTTAATCACAGAGCAAGACTTCGATATGTTAAGCAATACACAAATGCAATGGAATGGCTACGATTGGGAAATTCAAGCTGATCGTTTTGAGTCACATGTTACCTTCGATCATCTATGGGCTTTCTGGTTCGATAGCCGCACAGCTTTAATCCTAGCGCGTAACTTCCTTATCCAGCGCGAGATCAAGTTTCAAGAAACATACGACACAGCGATGGATCAATTTGTCATCTTGACCGATTACGCTGTAACTGAATACGAGGTCGCATAATGGCTGCAATCGAGATCTATGGAGCACCAATTGTTAATAACTTCTACTGCTGCTATTGCGGGTTCGATATGACTATCGCGCAGGTATGCACAGACTGCAACGAGTATAAGAGCGCAGTTACACTGGATGAATACATTGAAATGAACGGGCATTATCCTAAACTAAGGGCGGTTAAGTAATGAGCAATCAAGACAAATTGCTATTGATCTGCATCATAGGAATGTTTATTGGTATGACTATTGTGGCTATTGATGCCTATAGACTAGGCAAGGAACGTGGTATCCGCGAGGGTTGGCATCGAGGTCGATCCGTGAGCAGACAGGAATTCTGGGAAGAATGAAATATACGGAGATCTTACAAAGTGCAACAGACATTATCCAAGATCGTGGTCTCAACGACTATGGTCATCCTCAAGATAACATGCAACACGCCGCAATGCTCATCTCAGCATATTTACAAATGCCAGTTACGGACTACCAAGTCTGCGCCATTCTCGCACTTGTCAAGATTGCCAGAGCCAGCACCGGAAACCCAGATAAAGCCGATAACTACATCGATGGAGCAGCTTACATTGCTTTGATGGGGCAGTTAGCTACAGAAGAGAATGATCTTTATGTTTAATTTAGATGAGTACACCACTGTACGAGAAAGAGTCATTGAGTTTTGGAAGAGGTATCCGAATGGACGCATTGAAACAGAAATACTTGAATGGTCTGATAAGCGTTTTATCGTTGCTGCACGCTTGTATCGAGAAACCACAGATGAAAAGCCATTCTCGACTGGTCTTGCGAATGAGGTTATTACGGACAGGGGTGTCAATAAAGATTTTGCTCTGGAAAACGGAGCTACTTCGGCAATTGGTATTGCTTGTGGTCATGCGAACATCGGCATCGACAAGCATAAGCCATCCAGAGAAGAGATGAATAAGGTAGTAGCTAAGAAAGCAGAAAAGCCACCGGTTGCAGATGTTAAGCCAGAAGATCAGGATTACTGGACTACGCCTGTCAATGAATACATGAAGGTAGTAGATGCTCCAGTGACACTTGAAAAAGCGATCGAAACTGTTGCAGACATTATGGGTACAGCAGAAGCGTCAGAGGTTCCCAGCTGTAAGCATGGCAGCATGGTCTGGAAGACCGGACATTCCCAGAAGACCAATAAGGATTGGGCTTCTTATCAATGCACAGCACTAGGACATTCAGGTTTTGAGGGTAAGTGTCCAACAATATGGTATGAAATTAATAGTCAGGGCAAATGGCAACCACAAAAGGCAAGGGGCTAACAATGGGCAACATAGGAATTAAGATTAATGGTGAGTGGGTAGATCTCATGTCTGCTTTTGTACCATGTCAGCTATGCAATGAGCCAGTGCAGATCAGAGAGCTTGAAGACATATCATCTGATTCTGTCAATGGTGTAGTTACATGGCAATGCGCTAAATGTAAAGCAGTCAATGGCTAGTCAGCACAGAAAGCACAGAGGATTCCGAACAGAGCGCGTAGTTGCACAGTACCTATCGACTGTGTGGCAAAACGCAACTGTCGGAAGGGGTAGTGGTAAGGATATTCTGGGAGTTCCGTTTGACTGTGAGGTCAAGGCAAGAAAAGCCTTTCAGCCACTCAGTTATCTTGCGCAATTAAAAGCTCGCACGTCCGTTTCTGGGGAATTGGGATTTGCAGTGATGCGCCTAAATGGTCAAGGCGAAAGTCCGGAAGATTACGCCTGTATCATTAGACTGGAAGATCTATTGCCACTACTCCAACTTAAATATGGTCATCTATCCAACGATCCTACAGAGGCAGACATTGACCGCTGCACAGGCTGTGGGTCTTACATGATAAAGAGGTGCTTAACTTGCCATCCTACGACTACAAATGCACACGATGCAATCTTAGTCAAGAAATCTATCACGGATGGCACGATCGACCAGTAATCCCATGCACTTATTGCAATGAGCCTATGCTTAAAATAATAGCTGCTACACCTACCATCTTAAAGGGCAAGGGCTTTTACTCAACCGATAACCGATAAAGATTGGGGGTCAGTAATGCAAAACGCCGATCTGACCAGCACTTTTAAAAATGAAATAAATAGATTTGACAAGCATGATACGCTAACGGCGCAGAGCCCCTCAAGGGCTCACCGCAAGCCCCTTAAGGGCGTAGCTTGCGGGGTGCTAGTAGCTATTGGGATAGCTCTATGCATAATGCCTGATGCAGGTGGATCTAAACCTAAGCAATATGTAACCTATAAAGAATATGCATTACATCTATTGAATTATGATTATGTGCAATATAGATGTTTATCAAAGCTCTATGGTAAAGAATCAGCATGGAATCCTAAAGCTCGTAATGGATCACACTATGGAATACCACAGGGTAGATCTAAATACCTATCGAGAGTAGATGGCTATGCTCAAGTACGATGGGGTCTTAGCTATATCGAACATCGATATTCCAAACCATGTGGAGCTTATAATCATTGGCTTAAATTCAATTGGCATTAAAGAATAACGACCCTAGACTTACTACTGCTTACAAGAAGATAAGACTTCAAGTACTAGCTAGAGATAACTACACATGCCGGTACTGTCAAGGCGTAGCAGACACAGTTGATCATCTAGTTGCATTAGTAAATGGCGGCGATCCACTAGATCCAGAGAACATGGCTTCTGCCTGTCGCAAATGTAACTCATCGAAAGGCGCACGCTCAGCACCCCTTTTTTTGGCATCAACTTCTAC